TTAAGGATTGCCAAGTAATTGACCAGTCTTGTTTGGTTTTATGATTGTTAAATTCTCTTGAAACTTCTCCGCCTTCTAAATAAACACCACCCCAAACTCCCCATTCTTTACCAGATATACCAACAGCAAAACATGTTTTGGCTACTGGACACATCTGACACATAGAGTCAACAACTCCACGGCTAGAAGGATTGTCTTCATACTTATCAAAATATATGTTAGTGTCAAGACCTAAACATATTGCATCGTCTTTCCATAAATGCTGTTTCATTTTTAATCTCGATACTTATTTGGAATATCCCAACCATTACGACCAGGTGAATAAATTTTATGTACATACCACTTATCTTTTACTCTAATGCCTGTTGGAGATGTCTTTGCGATCTCTGATTCTTTTAAATCAATAACATCCCAACCATTCCAAATTAAATTATTGTTTTTGGAAACAATTTTTTCCATTGTATTTAAACTTCTAATTAACATAAATACCCCCTAGTATTTAAATATACCAATTTCTATATTTTTTAGTTGTGCGTCTGAAACTAACTTAGATATTTTTTCATTTGGCTTACTTAAAAATGCAAAATAATTTATTTGATCTAAATTTTCTTTCATCCAAAGCGGAGCAACCTTATAAAATTTTATTTTTTTCCCTCTTGCTTTCATTCCTTTTTCTGATACATTAGAGAATTCTGAAACAAAAGAGTTTACTTTTGCGGGACCAGCAGAATAAATAATAAACTCATTATCTTCCTGATTCATATTTGACATGGCAACACCCATGGAGCGAATAAAAACTCCATAGTCATTGAACTCATTGGTTCCCTGAACTGCCACGATCATTTCTTTTCCCATCCCTTAAACTATCTAGTATAAATAGCATCTTATCTAAATCTACCTTTGACAAACTATCTATGTCTACTGGCTTTGTAGTGCTTTTTTGTACCTCACCATTAACAGCCTCTGCAACATAAAATTTATTGTTAGATACCCAGTAAGCCTGATTACCTAGAACAATAACCTTAATCATACCTTTTTGTCTATGCTTTGTCAACTGCGTAGAGTTATCACTATTTGCTAAAGAAATTGAAAAAAAATGTTTTAACAATCTATGTATATCGCTTTGGCGAGACAAAGTCATTAAGTTTTTCTTTTTTTCAGTTTTCTTTGTTCTATTAATTATAAACCAAATAGCCCCTAATGTCAAGAATCCTGCTATTAATTCTTGCATTATCGTAATATTTTATTTTTTACCTGAAGCAGACTTATTGTTTGCTTGTAGTTCTACAGTGTCTTGAAGTGCAGTAATCCTATTTAACTTTATTTGCAATTGCAATAAATTAAATTCAAGATCTGCGCTTTTTTGTTTATAAAAAATAACTAATTGCTTTATTTCTTCTAGACTTAAATCCTCCATTTTACCCCTTTCTAAAACTAAATGGACTTCCGTTCCAAACCTTTTCAACCTGTTTTTTTTCTCTTTCTACAATTGCACGACTCCACGAAAATCCTGCATCTCCACCCCATGCGTCCCACATAATTCTGCCGTTAGATGGAAACTCTGGACCAGAATAAAAACCTTTTCCTTTTTTATCTACTTCATGACGAGAAAAGAAAGAGAACATTCTTTTAACGGTACTAAGAGACATTGCTCTACCAGAAACTATATCAGTTGCACGACCCCAACCTACAGGAGTTCCTGCACCAGTTGCTTTTCCATCTTCTTTCCACTTTAATGCACGTCTAGCAGCAGCCTTCATGCCAGAGGTAGGGCTATATGTATCAGCCATTTTTCTTGTCCCGTTTTTGTTGTTTAGCAACACGTTTTTCTTTTAGTGTCATCTTTGGTTCTTTTTTTGTATTAACATTACCTTTTTGTTCTTTATTAGCCATTACTTACCACCCCTTTTTGTTTTGTTTTATATGGACCCAAGTCTGCTTTTACACTACCGTCTTTTCTTAAACGAACAATCCTACCATCTTTAATTTGCATTGGATTAAATCCGTGATTTTTAAAATAAGATCCTGAAGATTTTTTAGACATTATTTTATTAAATCCCTTGGATCAAAAATGCCACCATCCCAAATACCTTTAGTAATTTCTTTTTCTGCTTTATAAGTTCCGCCACGGCGCTTGTATTCTTGCACAACCCAAGAGTTTGCAACTGCAGATGGATATACGTCAAATTTATCTTTTGCTGCTTGTACTACCGCTGCATAAAGTTTTGGGTTTGAAGGTGATGACCCACCCCGTCTTGGCTTAATCATATCTTCATAATTTGGTTTTTTTGCTTTGTCCATCTCCACGTTTTCTCCTTTATTTACGGGAACACAGTTAGGAACCATGCGTCCACCTTTATCTTTCATACCTCTTTGCTCATACCCAACCCAACATGCCTTTTGCATATTGTCCCATTTATCTTCTTCTTCGTTATCTGAGTAGTATGTCATACTATCTATTATATCAGGCTTTGGGGTGCAAAAGTCGTATGATTTCAAAAAGGTTCCACCTGTTTTTTTTGGATAAACCCCCTACTGCAACTTGATCAAAAGCCTTTTTAGATAGGGTAATTATGGGTTCTGAAGCAAAAAAATCTATTTCTAAAAAACCTTTTTCCCATAATTCCATGACGCAAGAATTCACATCTGTTATATGCTCATTATATAAATCTGGCATAAGGTTTTTAATTTTAGGGGTAAAAGAATACAGCAATTCACCAGTTTCTTCGTCAACGCCTACAGTTTCTAGCCCTCCATTAAGAATGAGTTTTTCAATTATTTCTTGTTCTTCGTTACTCATTATTTATAAACTCCAACAAAGACTGTTGAGTTTGTGCACCAACCATGCGCTTAATTTCTTTTTCATTTTTAAATAATATAAAAGTAGGAACTGATTTTATCTCAAACCTTTTAACAAGTAATTGCTCATAGTCAGCATCAATTATTTGAAACTGATAACCATCTTTTTTTAATTCTTCAACAATTGGTCGTGTTTTTTTGCAAGGACCGCACCACTCTGCCGTAAAATAAAAAATTGTTTTCATTTACCAGACTTTGCTCTAGCCTTTTTTAATGCCTCAAAATCTTTTACTTTAGCATCTCCCATGTATCCCCAAGCATATCCATCGTTAATCATCTTATCATTTAATGATTCTGTGTTGCCATTTACGTATATCCAGCCAAGAATACGACCAAACTTTTCAGTTGAATTCATCTTTTCTGTTTTAATTACAACAGACTTAGCATCTTTAAGATGTTTCTTTAAGTATTCTTTAGATTCAAGACCAAGCGCTTTTTCAACTTTATCTGTTGTGCGTGATTCTGGAGTATCAATACCTGCTAAACGAACACGGGAAGAAAATAGAATATCAAATCCTAAATCAATAATTACATCAATGGTATCTCCATCAACGACATTTTTAACTTCTTTTACAAAATACTGATACATTATATTGCTCCAATCGCTCTATTCTCTACTAGTTTTTCACGCTCATCAACAACCTCTAACATAAAAGACATCATTTTTTTATATGATTCTTGGTTATTCATGATCTTATCATAATGATGACTGCAAAACATTAACTCTCCTGAAGCGCCTTTTACTTTAACTAATGCCTGTGCTAAACACTTATCACAACGATCTTTTGCATTTAAAATCCATTCTTTTGGTTTTACACTTGGATGATCTTTGATTGCATTGTTCATAGTATTATTATACATCTACTTTCTGTTGTCGGTTGAATAAAATCCACTACCATTAAAAATTGCAGCAGGAGCACTCCAAAGTCTTTGCATTGATTGATTACAGCATACTGGATATCTGTCTTCATTTATTGCTTTTTCAAACTCAATTTGTGAAGAACAAACAGAACATCTATAATCATATCTTGGCATTTAAGTGCTCCTTTCTTTTAAAAAATAGTGAGCAGTTTTTGGACATGCTCAGGTCTTATATATATTATACAGTGTTAGTTACTTTTTTGCAACTTTGATAGAAATTTCCTTTGGTTTTTTGTCCTCTGGAACAACACGATTAATGTCAATGTTTAACATGCCATCTTTCATTTCAGCGCCAGTTACTTCCATATATTCACCAAGTGCAAATGTGCGGGTAAATTTTCTACCAGCAATGCCTTTATGAACAATTTCAGCATCTGTTACTTCAACTATTTCTCCTTTAATAATTAATGTTCCATTATCTACGGATACATTAATGTCATCTTTAGAAAACCCAGCAACGGCTAAGGATAATTTATATGTATCCTCGTCTAATTTAAAAATGTCGTATGGCGGATATGCCTGACGAGTTGCTAGATTATGTACTGCATTTAATCGGTCCAATTCACGATTGAAACCAATAAAAAATGGATCTTTAAAAAGATCCAGTGTAAATGAACTTACCATTTTATTTTCTCCTTTTCAGCGAGTTTCATTTTTGTACCCCCATTTGGCAGGTACAGTACTATTATATCATTTACTGAGCCTCTTGTAGGATTTCAACCTATGACAACCGACTTACAAGGCGGGTACTCTACCCCTAAGTTAAAGAGGCTTGGCATTAAAAAATATTATTATTTAATTTTTATTAATAATATCTGCAATTTGATAAGAACTAGGATAATGTTTAATAGATCCATCGATAGATATTAAAAATTTTTCAAAGTTCCACGCTATATCTTTACCCCCAATGGCCTTATCCTTACAATACTTATAAATTGGATGAGCATCTGGACCATTAACATAAATTTTTTCAGCAATAGAAAATGTTACACCAAAATTGCTTGCACAAAAATTTTTTATTTCTTCGTTTGTTCCTGGCTCTTGATTTCCAAATTGATTACACGGAAAACCAATAACTACTAAAGAATCACTTTGTGCTTTTTGCAAATCGGCATATTGAGATGTATATCCACAATGGCTTGCGGTATTGACAATAAGTATATTTTTACCTTCAAATTGTTTTAATTTTATAATATTTTTATTATTGTCAGTAAATGATAAATCATGTATACTCATAAAGATTCCCTTATATTTTAAATTTAAACAGCAATTAATCCATATTCACTATCATATGATGGATTAATAATTGACTTTTCTCCAGACATTAGTCTTTCAATATGATCACGAATGACAGAATTTTCTTCATTAAAAATATATTCGGACCTATCAGAACCCATTTTTGCTGGAATTCCTTGTGCTGCAAGATCTTCTTTAAGAGTACGCTCTACATCCCAGTTTAATGTTGTAGCGGGATAGTGCTTAACTACATAGCCATCTTTGTCAATTAAAAATTTTTCAAAGTTAGCATTCATTTTGTATCCGCCATTGTGTTCGTTTAAATATCGTGACTCATAATCTGTTTTTTCAATAATTCCAAGTTCTATTTTTTTATTACTAATTCTCATAATTTGTTTTGCAACTTCTAAATAAAGTTCATGTCTTTCTCCAAAGGGTTGGCCATTACCATTAAGTCCTGGACCTTTACCAAGCCATGGCGCTTCTAAAGGAATGTCTGCTGGGTTTGATGTAATCATTTCTGAAAATGGAAATGTTACACCGTAAACATCTTCTCCATACAACTTTGAATCAAGACCGCATGTAATACCCTTTGACCATTTCCCTTTTGTTATACTTGGTCCACAAAAATCATTAGTAGGAATTGCTACAACAGTAAAGTCTTCTCCAGCCATATCTTCTTGAATCCACTGAATAGACTCCATCTGACCAGCGTTACCACAACCAACTGTTGTATTAATAAGTAAAACTACTTTACCTTTAAATTGTTTTAAAAAATTTGGCTGTCCTTCTGCAGAGTTTAACTCAATATCGTATATAGGTTTCATAAGTTTATTATAACATAATTTTAACAGTCATCTGCCGTGCTGACTGGGGCTGTTTCAATGTCTATAAATGAGTTGCCATACAGGGTATGTCTTGAGTTGGGGCCAAGTACTTTATTTACTTTATGTCTGTATTTATCTCCGCCAGGAATTACGGCCAACATGCCAGCCTCTGGCTTTATTTTAATTGGTAAATTTCCAAACTCTAATTCTCCACCTTCAAAATCATCATTAAGATAAAGGCTAAAAGAGGCATTAATATTGCTTTCTGCTCCAGGATCTTGATGCCAATACATTGCAAAATCAATGGCCTCTATAGAAATATTATATTCTTCTAAAGCATTTAAATTTACATTTTCTTTAATTTCTTCATCTGTCATATATTTAAAAGTTTGCAATGTTGCGTGTCGTTTGTATGTTGGAGGTAATATAGAATCAAGTCTATCCCATATACCACCTGGATCAGAAAATACTGGAAGATCAATAACTTTTGAATCTTTATTTGGAAAAACAATGTTACCAGTTTCATCATATTTAGGAATAATATTTAAAAATTTATTTAAAATATTTTTATATGGAGATCTCATTGTTGGATACCATCCATTTTCATCATCTGTTTGAGTCTTAAACCATGTTAATTCTTCTTGTGTAAGAAAATTTTTAATAATCCAAATTTGTTTATCATCATCTAAATATATTTTTTCCATACTATAATCATATCATAATTTTTTATGCAGTATTAATAAAATTAGTACCCCCAAGGGGAATTGAACCCCTGTTACCACCGTGAAAGGGTGGTGTCATAACCACTAGACCATGAGGGCATAGAGCGGATAGCGGGAATCGGACCCGCACATTAACCTTGGCAAGGTTACGCACTACCACTATGCAATATCCGCAATTATATAATTAATTATTTTTAATAATTTTAATTTTGTCATAATTTAAATTATCAATTACTTCTATTGTTACTCCTTCAACAGTTACCTTTTGCTCCCTATATAAAATTGGATTTGGATATCCAACAACTAAGCAATCAGAACTATATTCTATGCCTCTTTCTACAGGTACAATCGGTTTTAAAAAATTTTCTCCATGGCTTAAAGTTGCATCGTATGTATAAACTAAAATACCATTTCGTTTAGACGGCATTTGACAAGAAAATTTATTTTCACGCCTTGACTCAATTACAACCGCTTTTGTTTCAGATATTGGGATTACTACCATTTTTATTCCTTTATCTGAACTATTTAATGGAATTAAAGTTATATCCGTACTTTTTAATTTATTAAATTCTTGGCAATAAACTCTTTCATCACTTAGCCAACCTGCAACAAAACGCATCCAACCACTAAGTTCTCTGGACTCTCCGTCTTGATTACCCATAATATCTAAACCAAGAAATGGATTAGGCTCACGAGAAGATCCAACATGAGGTAAAGCCATTGCATGACCAAATTCATGCATCCAGTAAGACCAATATCTTTTTTTATCAGAATCCATAAATTTTCCTGGAATTGAAAAAGAAGACACAGACCCTTCGTTTGTTACTAAGTTTTTTACTGCTGCATCCCAAGGAAAACCTTGTGAAGTTTCAGTGATAAAGTTTTGCCCTTTGGGCAGTACAAAATTGACAGTTTGCACACCCGTAAAATCAAAAATTTTATCACTCTGTGTCATTGCATCATTCCAAAGTTTTAGACCGTTAGGCACTCGGTCTAAATTATCAGATCGATCAATCTTATAATCATTACTTGGATTGGGAAGTCTTACCCAGTTATCTGCTACAACCCACTCAACCTTAAATTTGCCTTCACTAACCGTTTCAAACCACTCAGATAAATATTTCATATCATCATCTACCCTTGATTTAAAATTATCTTCTCCTGCTAGATCTGGAAAATCTATCGGTATCAGGGCCCATTTAACTGTTCCTATTTTTTGAGCAATAGTAACACTTGGAAAACCTGCAGCCAATGGATTTAGCATGCCACGGCGATTATTATTATTTTCTTTAATTTTACAAGTCTCAATATTTACACCTGGCTGAGTCGGAGTTGAATACGTCATCAATCCCGTACTCTGACCATTACTTATATCATTTTTAGAAAATTGATTTTTAGTAATTGGCAAATCTTTTTTTATTGTC